TTGTCACCGATGGCTGAAATCGGACCTTCGCCAAAGCCGAGAAGCGTATAGAGATCGTTCTCCCCTGTGTTTGTGCTGCTGGTTATGTACTCGTCTAGGACTTGCGGAGCGACGCGGATCTTGCCGTAGATTACCTGCTTAGGTTGACCCTCGAAGCGGTCATTACGCAATCCTGCCCATGCGTAAGTTCCCGAGCCTTCGTTTTCGTTTCGATTTTTGGGCTTGAGAAACTTTGCCAGCAGCTTGCCAATGACGAAGGATACAAGCGCGCCAGCAGCGACGGTCAACACAAAGTTTAGCACCGCGACGGCAGGACCTTGAGGCCGCGTTGTCTCAAGGATCTCGTCACCATCCTCAAGGATTCTTTCCCAGTCATGAGTCGGCTCGCGGTTGACCGCAACCCATAGACCGACGCGCTCCGTGTCGGTGATGCAATCACGCAGCCGCAGCCCGTCGACGTACTCGCGGTACTCGCGCTGCTCGTTTTGTGTACTGAACCAGATCGGAGTCCTGCGGATTGTAATCATGCGCCCTTGTACCTAAAGCAATAGGCTACACGACCGATGTTGCCTTGAAAGACGAGGTGGGTTCCGCGCAGACGGTTCGCCGTGAAAAAGTACCTGCCCACCGGATCGACCAGCACGGCGACCCACGGCTCAGGCTGATCGCCGACCACTACATCGCCCAGTCGGCTGGCGTTCTCGATCGGCTGCCAGTGACCATCCTTAGCGTCCAGAAGATAAAGGGCTGCGGCCTTGTCGAGCGGGAAAGCGGAATCCGGCATCTCGAGGAAGACTCGTGAGAGTGCCTGCCGAGCAGCCCAGAGGCAATCCACGCCGCTGTACGGATCCACGCCGCCGGCGCGATAGGGGAGACCGACTAGATCGAGCATCGACACCCTCACTGGTTTCCCCTTTGAATTCCCGGGTAACCGCCGAAGCGCAAAGGATGTTGCGAGGTCAGGCTGCGGGCGGTTTCATCATCGCCGCGTTCTTCGCAGGCGGTAAGCGTGCGCGGGCAGAAAGTGAAGCCGCCGCCGACCGTGTTCGTGCCGCCGGTCACGATCTTGTATCCGCACTCGGCCGTGCCGAAGCGCCACTGGCAGTGGTTCGCTACCCAGCGGTTCCTCGGGAACGGTGCTTGCTGAAGATTGCGCGTGCCAAAAGTGAACGACGCTACGCGGTCATCCACCACGCAGCTCGTGATCTGGCCGACGAATTTGTACTCCGCGCCCGGATCCTCGAGCGCGTCCGCGCGCACCCAGCGCACCACAATCTCCTGGCCGACGAGACCCTTATAGGTATGCAGGGTAGTCATCAGCTCAAGGCTGACGTTGGCGACGTTGATGGTGCTTGTGGGCAGGTCGCCGCTCTGGCTTTGCCGATGGTCTCCAAACGCGATCGGGAACGGATAGTAGACGAGAGGGTCGCCGGCCGTGCTTGTGCCCCGCTCGACCTGCGCGTGGTAGTTCGTCGCGCGAAAACGTGTCGGAGGGTCGGATGGTATTTTCACCGACACTAGCCAGATAAAAGGCGCGGAGTTTTCGAGCTGGTTCTTCGCTGAGTCAATGATTGTCGTCTGAAAGTTCTTCATCAGCAGAAGACCTCCTCAAGGTCGAAGCTGAACTGGCGCACGCTCGGGTTGGCAAGCACGACACCAAGCTCGTCCGTGGCAAAGCGCACTGAGACTGTCTCGCCCGTTTCCGGGTCGGCCCAGTCAAACGGGATCTCGGCCCCCTTGCGCGATGTCCAGAAAGCAAGCAGTGTCGTGCGCTCCGCATCCGTGCAGGCGTTCGCCGAGATACTCCAGCGCCGGCGCGGGCGCGTATGCCGCGCGCTCCTAGCGACGTACGCAGCCTCGTAGCGGTGCTCGAGTGCCGACCACTGCGATGACTCTCGAACGCCCCAGTCATAGGGAACGGTTAGAGTGCCCGTCTTTCCAGTGCATTCGGACGTCAGAGCGATAGAAGGCATATCCTCTTCAAGAATTGCCGGGTTTGTCGGATCGGTTGGATCTCCCGGGTCGGGCGCTACCCATAGGTCATTCCAGTAGTCAAGCAGTATTCGTTTACCGCTAGCACCCGTGCTTGCTTGGGGTATGTATCCTTCAACGACGCCAGATAGTGTCCTGGTAGACCTCGTATCAAGCAGATCAAGACCGTCGAATATGACGCCCTCTGGCACCGTAAACCCTGATGTCGCTGGAGTAAAATCTAGCTGGGTCGCGTTTTGATAGCCTCGTATCCTTACGTTTCCAGTTGCCGGCGTCTGTCCGATATTTTCTATGGCAAGCCGTGGTATCAGTGACGTTGTGTTTCCGAAGGTAACGCCCCAACTTGCCAAAGACTGAAGCACTGTCCGAGCTAAGACCGTTGGAGAGGTTGGCGAGGCATAGTGCAAAATCTCAAAGCGATAATTTCCGCTGCTCTCAATAAACCGCAAAGCATATGCCTTGTTGAAGTGGTAGAGCGGAAGATTGGCACCTGCCGAGACGGGGTTGCCCCTAGCAAAAATAGCGATGTATCCGTTACTCGGCCATGTTCCGGTCGTCGTTACGACAAGACCCATGCTGCGATCGGATCCGTAGGGACTTTCGGACGGCTTGTTGTAAGCCATGCCATAAGTGTATGCGTAGACAGACACGTTCTCCGTGTACGGTGGACCACCTACGCTGCTTTTGAGGTCTCGCAGAGTTGCGTCAGGAGTTGTTGTTTGACCTCCATATAATGAGTTGTCACCAATCCAAAGAGACTGGAGTGATCGCCCGTTGACTTCATTGATGTCTTCCCAGCGCGACGACGGACTTCCGCCTGTATATAGGAGTCCTGGCACAGCACGCTCAAACTCATCTCTGAAAAGTATGTTTGAGCTAGTGTCCAAAATTTCGAAAGCGTGGCATATGTGAACGCTTCGGCTGGTCACATAGCCAGTGGGCGGATTGTTTCCAGTGGTATCGGGACCACCCATCAGAAACCCACAATACCCTTGGGTTGCGAGCTTCAGCGAAGGTGCACTGTCGGTATAGGTGAGAACAGTTGTATCTCCACTCCATGATCCGGCTGTGCCTCCAGCTCCCGGAATCCATCGCGCTACCTTGCACGTCAAGACTGGATTCAGGCCAGAGTTCACTGCGGATATTGAAAGCCTTATGGGTCGCTGGAATCCTTGCGGGTCAAAGATAGAGCTGCTACCGGATGTCCAGTCGTTGATCGTTTGCGCTGTCCCTGTTGCTAGAACGGCAACCGAACCTGGAAAGCCAGGACCCTGTGATACTTGGTTCCATCTGACCAAGAAGTAATTTACGACTTGACATGTAGTATCTGCTGATAGGAGAAAAGCATAGGCATCACATTGCTCCATGCCATCAGTACCAGCTGTCCACTGGTTCGACAACTGAGGAGATGCCACGTTGTTCCGTATGACAACTCCAAATGTTTTGAAGCTCTGAGGGTTGATACCACCGCTCAGAGCTTTGATGCTAAAGACCGCTCTGGCTGTCCCATCAAGGACAACTTGTTTGCCCCAGACGGCCATGAAGGCTTCCCAGTTACAGGATGCAAGCGGAGCAAAATTGTCTTGATTGGATCCAGAAAACGCTGCGACTCTTTTTCTTTTGGCGATCGGATTGTCCGCACTTACGGGTGTTAGCTGCGAATATCCGTCATGTAGCTCTCCAAATCCTCTTGATAGTTTGTATGTGTAACCTCCGAGAGAATATGGAGTACCTGTATCGGTTAGTGTTCCAGACCGCACACGTCCATAGCCGCTGTGTACGGAAAAAACTCCCGAGGTCAAAAAAGAATACGGGATGTAGACAAACCCAAGCCCGCCTGAACCCCAGTTGAAATCGTCACTGCGCGGAAAGACCTGCACCACTACCTAACCGCTCCTCTCACGGCGCCGAGTAGTGCGCGATCCCTCCCGGCGCTGATAGCCTGAGTGATCGCCGCCTGAATCTGCGGCATCTGTGCAAGCACGACATCGGCGGCCGTGCGCGGATCGAGGCTCCCGACGTTGAGGGTCAGGTTGACCGACTGCTGGACGGTTGTGCCGGCCTCCTGCGCGGGACGCTGTCCGCGCTTGAACTCCACTGGGATGCCGCGGTTGGGACCAGGCAGAGGAACGAATGCCTCGGCCCCCCCGCCCTCACCAAACACAGCGACCTGCGGCCGAGTGGCGACTCCGCCCATAGCGTACGAACGTACAGGAGATCCAGCCTTGAGAGCTGATCCCACTTGACGCCAGCGGCTCGCTTCCTCATTTCCCATCACTTGAGCCGCTTTCATCCGACCGGGAACGACGCCGCCCATAGCCAGACCAAGTGGCGCGCCGTCAACACCGGGACCAATACCACTGCCACCACCTGAAGCAGCTCCACCGCTGAAGATGTTTAGAAATGCGCTCGCGGCTTTGAGTGCAAAAAGCCTGGCGATAGCCTGCTGGATCACTTGAACAATGGTTTGTCCAAAGTCACGAAGGCTTGCTTTTCCTTCTGCGATGTTATTGAAGAGACCTTCGAAAGCGTTTGAGAGCCCACTTGTTAGATCCTGTGCAAAGCTCTGTGCTTGCTTTTGTACGTCACTAAGCTCTGCTCTCAGATCGTCAATGCTAGAGCTGAATGCCTCGGCAAAAGTTATCTGGCTCTCAAAGTCTTGACGGATAGCAAGAGCCGAATCCCTCAAGACAGCCAGTTGCCGGTTGTATTCAGCGACTGAAATTTCGCCAGAGCTAAATGCCTGCTCTAGCACCCGGAGCTGTTCTGAGAGTGGACCGAGGGCACCAGTTACAAGCCGCTGGATGTCCTCTTGTGCGATCGTTATCGCTGGCGTATAGGCCAGCCGGAGCAGATTCTGGCGAGCAGCGGATCGCTCATCGGCCAGCCTTTGCGCGTCGGCTAATAGCTGATCTTGCGCCTCTTGAAAGGCCCTCGCATCTAGCTTGAGTTGCGCCTCTGCATCCGCTTGGATTTTGAGGACTGCTGCACGCTCTGATCTGAGAGCTTCGGCCGCAAGCTGTTGCGAGATTTCCGAAAAGATTGCACGTTCAGCAGTTCCACGCTGTCCACCAGAAAGCTCCTCTCGCTTCTGCGTAAGGTTGTCCAAGGCGCGCGTGAGGTTTTCAATCGCAAGACCCTCGGCAGCATAGGTGGCGATCAGCGCCTCGACGTTTGCGATCTGCCGGTCAAGCGCGAGAGCTTCGCGGTCCTTGGCTGGCAAAGTACTCTCGAGTATTGCCTGCGCGTTTTGGGCAGCGGCCGCTGCCTTGCCAAGCTCGACTGCGTAGAGCGCAAGAGCCGGTATGACTACCTGCTGCGCCGCTGCCTGCCGATTTGCAGACCGTTCCGATGCGGCCGCGATGTCTTCAAAGACAAGGGCGATTCGGTCACCTTGCACCTTGAGCTGGCCGACCTGTCCATCGAAAACGCCGCCGAGCTGCGCGAGCCTCTCATTTGCCTTAGCAACGGCCGCTCCGACTGACTCAGGCAGCTTGTTGATGGCTGGTAGGGCGCGCTCGATTGCGCTAGACAAGGCAGACGACAGCGCCGCCGTGTCGATCTTCTGCCCGGCGCGACTAGCTGAATCGCGGAAGTTCTCGAAGATCGTGCCGAGCTGACCCTCGAGCAGCTTGATATCCGCCTCGTTAAGCTGAAGCAGCTTAGCCAGCGGAGACCCGGCAAGTCCGACTTTGACATCTTCACCAAGTCCGAGTCTGCCGACCTGCGCCGTGATGCCTTGGACAACTGATCCAACGGCTGAGTCTACTGACTGCGCGAAGCTAGATAGGTCGGCAACGACACGGACAACGGCCTCGGGATCTTCAGCAGCGATCGCGGCTTCGACTTCGCGCACGAAAGTGGCGGCCTGCTGTGAAACGCCGCGCGCCTTGAAGAACTCTACCTCGATGCCGCTCTGGCTGACGCTTTGTAGGAGGGCCGCATATTCACCGCGCGCTTTGCTGATATCACCTGTTAGGCCAGCGAAGACAAGCGCCCATGCGTTCGAAGCCTCGTTGAATACGCTGACCGCGCTATTGCTGATCTCGTTGAACGTCTTTTTCCAGTACCCTGCGGTGTTCTCTGCCGCGCGCTGGTTTTGAGTGGCGAAGTCCTGCGCGGCCTGAGATGTCCGCTCGATCTCCTTGCGGAAGTCCGCGGCCGATCCTTGCACCGCAGCAAAGACACCTTGAAGCGTGCGAGCTCCGCCGGGGAAAAGCTGCGCGAGAAGTTCGGGCTGGTTCCGCGTCTTGTCTGCAATGTCGGCAAGGATCTGTGCGAAGCCTTCGCCGTCGCGGCTTGCCGTCTGGAAGTTGACCCCGATACCCTCGAGGGCTTTCCGGGTAGCGTTGCCCTGCTCGCTGAAAATCTGGAGCAGCCCACCAATGGCTCGAGTCGCATCGTTGAGGCCGACGCCTTGGTTTTTGATGCTGACAATCAGCGCCGAGACATCGGACAGGCTAAGTCCAAACTGCCGCGCGAGAGGGCCAGCCGCTTGCAGAGCGTTGGCAAACTGGTCAATCGGAACACCGGCCCTGTCCGCGCTGGTCGCAAGGATCGCCGTGACCTTGGACGCCTCCTGGATGCGGAGCTGGAAAGCTCCGAGCACCCCGTCGAGTGCTTGAACGGCGCTCGCCACCGGGCCGAAGCCAACCTTGGAAAGCAGGGTCGCCTGCTTCAATAGATCGTTGACCGCCTCCCGGCTGCGCGCGGTCGTGTTTTGGAATATCGACGACAAGCCTGCCGCGATTTCCTCGGCCGCCACATTGGTCTCGCTCGACAGCCGCAGCAGATCCTCACGGAAGCCCTGCAACGCGCCCGCGCCAACGCGCCCCAGCGCCGGCTTGAGTGCTTGGTCAATCTGCTTGCTCTTCTCGACGACAGCGCCGAGGGCTTCTGAAAGCCCCACAACGGCAGCCACCGTAGCTGCCAGCGGGCCGGCGGCGGTTGCGATGGCTTGCAGCGGGCCGACATTCAAGCCGAGATTTCTTGCGACATCGCCTGCCGCGCCGGCAAGCTCGCGCTGGTCTACGGATGCTTGTTTGGTGGCCTTGCTGAATCGTTCCGTTTCCTCGCGCGCCTTGCGCTGTGCCTGTGCTTCTCCAACAAGGGCGGCCGTAGTTTCTTTGAGTGCTCCGGAAACAGCCTGCTGCGATTCCTCGAGCGTTCTTGTGCGAGCGTTCGTTGCCTCGATTTCCCGGGCGAGCTTATCGACCTGCACCTCGATGGCCTTGAGCGGCCCGGTCATCAGGTCTTGCAGCCGTGCGATGATTTCAAGGTTCTGGTCAGCCATTAGCTCTTGCCCGCTTTCTCCGCGTTCGCACGCTCAATTTCAGCGCGCTCATGCAGCGCGATCTCGATCAGTCGCATGATACGCGATGGCTGGTCACCGTAGCCCCCTGCCGTGGGAAGGAAGCCAGCATCGACGGCGCAGGCAAGCCGTAGGATCTCGCTCGCAGCCGTACTGCTTTGGGACTTTGGGCAGCGGTAGTGCTGAACCTGTCCGCGGTTCTTGCATTCCTCGCAGCCGGAACCCATGCACTGCGAGCAGGTCGAGGTGAAGATCGGCCACCGCGTCGGCGCATCGCACCCCCACTGCTCGCGTAGCTTAGGCTCGCGGCATCGTGGGCATTTGGCGCTTTGCGTGCCCCAA